GGTAATTGATGGCACAGAAGAGTCAGGTGAATACGAGACTTACTCCGAAGGCGTTGAGGAAGTTCGTCCGTCCGAATAAGCCATTGACTGTAGCGTTGCTTGAAGCAATGCAAGAAAAGTTTGATGAAAACATAGATGGAAGTGAGTTTGGTTCAGTTGCTCATCCTATTGAAGGACACGAATTAGAATACTCTAAGTGGTTAAAGCGTTATGCTCCTCATGCTGCATCTGCTCCACTTGCTAAACATCACATACGTGCTTGGGACTGGGCTGAAGGTATAGAGACTGGTAATCCACCTCCTGCACTTATTGAGTGTTGGTTTCGTGGTGGTGGTAAGTCCACTACTATGGAACTTATCTCTAGTCGTATTGCAGTCAAGGCTACTAGGCGATTCCTTCTATATGTGTGTTCAACTCAGGATGCTGCTAACCGTCACGTTGCAGATATTGCAAACACTATGGAGAAGTGTGGTATTCAACGTGCCATCAATAAGTATGGATATTCAAAGGGTTGGAACGCTGAAAAACTACGCACTGCTAACGGGTTTAATATTCTAGCCTTTGGACTTGATACCGGCGCACGTGGTGTCAAGTTAGATAACCTTCGTCCTGACATGATTATCTTGGACGATATTGATGAACTTGATGACTCAGTCAATAGGGTCGAAAAGAAGATTCAGACTATCACTCAGACTATTCTCCCAGCGAAGAGTACTGATTGTGCAATCGTATTTGTACAGAATAGGATTCACGCTAACTCTGTTATGAGTCGTGTTCTTAGTGGTGAGTTAGATATGTTACAGAACAGAGTCCAATCACCTATTGTTCCAGCTATCGAGAACTTAGATTATCAACCTGTTGAAAAGGATGATGGTCGTACTGGTTACAAGATTACTGGTGGTGTTGCTAACTGGGAACATAAGTCAGTTGAGGTTTGCCAGCGTGAGATTGATGACTTTGGAATCATCGCTTTCCTTAGAGAGTGCCAACACGAAGTAGGTGTTGGTGGACGCTTCTTTGGTGACTTCAAAGAGTATGGAAGTGATGGTGAGCCTTGGCACGTTGTTGATAGTGTTGAGGTACAACCCTGGTGGCGTTACTGGGCAAGTCATGACTTTGGTACAGGTAGTCCTGCTGCATTCATACTTTACGCAAGTGATGAGAAGGAAAATATCTATGTCATTGGTGAATTTTATGAAGCAGGTCACGTATCATCTAGGCAAGCTGACAACACACTTCTCCTAGTGGAGAAATTTAAATTAGGTGAACCAGTTGATAGGAGATTCAGGGAAGGTAAGTGGAATACAAAGTTAGAGGCTATTGCTTTTGATTGGGCTAATACATTCCCGCCTGAGAATCCTGCACAACGTATTGGTGAGTATCCAGTTGAGATTTGGTGGAAGAAGGGACTACCCTGCGTAAGGGCTGTCAAGGATAGGAAGGCTGGATGGCGTAGGGTTAAAGAGTGGTTGATGGCAACACGTATGGATGGAGACAAGACTAGACCAAGGTTACGTATAGTGCGTGATGCTTGTCCTAACTTGATACGTGAATTAAGTAATACGATGGCTGACCCACGAGACCCTGAAGATATTGATGGTGGAACACGTAGTGACCACGCAATTGACTCATTTCGTTATGGGTTGATGTGGCGTGAGTATCCAGTGAAGTGTCCTGAAACAACGGATATGCAGAACTGGAAACCACTATGGGCTGATGATGGATACGGTAGGAAGGATTACTTGTGAGACCGATGAACATTTACTTTGGTACACTTGCTTTTATAGTAAGTTGTGCGTGTGTATATACTGCGTATGAATTACACTGTATCCGTAGGAATATCCCCGTCAAAAAAGAACGGGACGATAAGGATTGGTACATCTGATGAGGCTTCCACTGCAACGCAAAAGGAATAAGAATACTGTTGGTATGGACGTTATGTCCGGGCTAGTGTCTTTTGCAGAACAGAAGATGCAAGAGGAATCAGAACCAAAGGTTATGGCTTTTGAGAAGCGTATGGTTCAAGGTATTCCTGGAGCAGCTGAACTCAAAAATGATGAGACTATCAACAACAACAATCTAACGATTGACCATAACTCAAATGAGTGGAAGGTATTACCTGAAGCACCAAATGAAGAGAAGCTTGAGATAATCAAGTTTGTTAAAGGTCAGTTTGATATTGCTTATCGAGCAAGGCAGGAGATGGAACTTGAATGGGCTATGGCTATTGCCTTCTTTGAAGGACGGCAGTGGTTCCGTATCTCAAGTCAGACTCGTAACCTTATCCAGTTGCAGAATAAGGATGAACCTAACCGTTACATCACAGTCAACAAGATGCGTCCTTTGATTGATGGTGTAGTTGGTAAGTTGACTCAGGTAGCACCAGACGCACGAGCAGTACCACTATCTCACACTCAAAGAGACTTACTTGCCTCGGATGAGGCAAACCACATTTGTGGTCACTACAATCGTAAGTTTAGTCGTGAGACTCAACTCAAAGAGCGTGTTCGCTGGGCTTGTGTCTGCGGTACTTCTTACTTAAAGATTTACTGGGATGCTAAAGGTGAACAGGTCATGCCTTACTTCTCTCCTGAAACAGGTGAGATTACAGGGTATGAGAACATTAATATTGGTGATGTTAGAGAAGAGATTCTTCCAGCATTTGATGTATTCCTAGACCCAACAGCAAAGCGTGATGCTGATGTTCGTTGGTTGATTCACGCATCTGCTAAACCACTATCTTGGTTCGTAGATAACTACGGCGATATTGGTAAGTTGGTAAACCCTGATGCGTTGACAGGTAATAACGCTTCCTATATTGACTCATATCTTGAGGGTGGTAATGGTTCCGGTAACGGATGGGTTCCACCTAGTACAGCACGACTTGCACAGAGTGACTCTAAAAAACGTGCAGCAATTGTATACGAGTACTGGGAAAAACCGTCACAACAGTATCCGTCAGGGCGATACATAGTTAGCACTAACTCAGTACTACTTCACGCTGGTCCTTGGTTGTACAAGAAGAAGGATGAGTTTCCATTCATTCCACTACGCTGGCAACCTCGTTCAGGTACTCCTTATGGACACTCCCTAGGATTTGACCTCTGTTCACTACAGCAGACGTATAACCGGGTGTACTCACGTATGCTTGAGCAGTTTGAGCAACAGCGTGACTACGTTATGGTTCAGCGTCTATCTAATGTAGGTGCTGATGCCTTTAACCATAAGGGTGATGACTACTACGACGAGAGTAGGACATACAAGAAGATTTACTACAACCCTGGTTCTGCGCCTCCAGTAGTATCTCGTGCGCCTGGCATTGGCGGTGACCTATTCCCTATGCTCCAGTACATCGAGAAGGACATGATGGACATCGCTGGATTGCATGATGTATCTCAAGGAATGGCTCCTGCTGGTACACCTGCTGAGGCTGTTCAACTTCTTCAACGTGCTGATAACACTCAGCATTCCTACGTACGTGCAGATATTGAGATATCAGCTGCGAAGATTAAAGAGTGGGAGATTGCTCTTGTAGAGCAGTTTGGCGTTGCTCCATTCATTGGTAATGTTGACCAAGAATCTAATCCTTATGAGGATATCGAGCAGGGTGTCATTACCTTTGACCATATTCGCAGTGGTGGTCAGTATCGTATTGTCTACGTACCGGGGTCCAGTATGGAAGATAGCCCTGACCAGAAGTTGCAGAAGTTGCTTGCTATGCGTCAGATGGGATTGTTTGGTGACCCTGGTGACCCATCAACTAATAAGTTGGTTGTTAGTATGCTCAACATACCTGAGACCTCAAAGATTATTCAGCACTTGAATGACCAAGAAGAGGGTATGGCTCAACAGGCAATGATGATGCAACAGCAGATGATGGAGCAACAACAGGTTGCTGCTGAATCCGTAAAGAGGTTCAACCCAGAGGAAGCTCAGATGCTTTCTCAATTAGATATACAGAAGATTCAAGCTCAGGTTGCTGCTAAGACTGAAGCTGACCTTCTAAAGATGCGGGAGCGTTCACGCCTAACTCAGGAGAACGATGCTGCAAAGGGAATAGTTGATATCTCTAAGGAAAAACTTAAGAATCAAATCATTCCAAACGCCAACGGATAGTTGGCAAGTTTGTAAATAAGGAGTACGATAAATTTGTCAGACGAGATGATGATACATACATCCGATTCATCAACGGGTGCGTCAGACGGTTATGGCGTTGGAAACGCTATTTTGGACGCAGTTCGTGGAGCCGCCGACTACGATACTGTAAGCACAACAGGCGTTAACGATAGTGCTACGGTCCCAGTGGAGCAATCCACAAATGACGATAACTTCGGTTATCTGTCACAGCCAGTCAGCGATACCAAGGAACCCGGTCCTATCCCTTACGATAGGTTCAGGGAAGTAAATGATAAGGCTAAGTCTTATTCTGAACGCTTGGACAAGTGGGCTGATGTTATTAGTCAGTTTGAACAGCAGGGATTTCAATCGTCTGCTGACTTACAGAAGGCTATTCAACAGCAACAGGTTCAGGCTCAAGAAGAGTCTATTAAGCAGCGTTATCACGAACTTGAATCTCAAGACTTGATTGACCCAGCAACTGCACAACTGCAGCTTGATGCTGAACTCCAGAAGTTCCGCTATGAACAGGCTATGCAGGAAGTCAGTCAGTTTATGGTTCAACGAGAACGAGAGCAAGCAGTCCAGCAGTATCCGTTGGCACAGAAGGCGAGTCATATGGTGGACAGTCTTGTATCTGCTGGTGTTAAACCATCAGATGCAGTACGTTTAGTTCACGACCAGATTCAGAGTCTTCAACAATCACTTTTGCCAGAACTTACCAAACAGGTTGTTCAAGGTCAACGTACTCCGACCCCGCAATCTCAGGCGGGTTCAGCGGCTCCAGTGGTTGGTGGCTCACAACAATCACCACGTCGGATGGGTCTATCAGAATTGATGGGCATCAACCGAAATCGAACAATGTAGGAAAGGCTAAGTAAATGGCTATTGACTTTAACGGAGCCTTGACGCTTGCGGACCAAGCAGCTATTAGCAACGACCCTCTCGTCAAGGAAATCACAAAATCTCTTCATCAGACTTGGAATGCCCTTAAGGATATTCCTCTCTATACTTCCCCATCGCTCAAGCAGATTGGTGTTCGTTACCTGAACTCAGGTATCCCTTCGCCAAACTGGACTGGCGTTAACTCTGAGCCGGTAGCGGTTAAGGGTCGACCAAAGTCTTACGAAGAGCAGATGTATCTTATTCGTAACAAGATTCTTGTAGACCACGTTCTGCTCGACCAGCCTACGAATATCATCGACCCAATTGAAGCTCAGGTACAAATCTTCCTCGAAGGTTTTGCTTACGACTTCAACGATAAATTCGTAAACAATAACCCGCTAACAGGCAATATTGACTGTTTTCCGGGTCTTGCTTATCGTATGGACAACCCTAGTGACTTTGACATTCCTTCTGAAATGTCTCTGATTGCACCAGACGCTGCCCGTATTGATATCTCTGCTAGTACGACATCTGCTACGGCTAACGCATTCTTTGCTTACCTCCAGCAGTTGCTTGACAACATGAACTCCCCAGATGGAGATGGTGTTGTTTTGTATATGTCTGAGAAGGCAAAGCGTTCCGTTGAGTTTGCTATCCGTACTATGGGTATTGGTGCTGGTTTCGATGTCACTCGTGACTCGTTCGACCGCCCAGTTGAGAAGTACAAGAATGCAACCGTTCGTACAGTTGGTCGTAAGGCTGACGGTACTACGAGTGTAATCTCGGATACTCAGACCGCATCTGGTATTACAGGTTCCGTTGCTTCCTCCATCTATGCAGTTCGTTATGGAACTGGATATGCACAGGGATGGCAGAGTGGACCATTCAAGCCAACCTACCTTGGTCTTTCCAAGGAGAATGGCATCATGCACAACGTTGTCTTCGACTGGGGTATCGGTTTGTGGATTCCACACACTCGTGCTGTTGGTCGTTTGTTCTGCCGAGTCGCATAATAGAAAGGAAGAAAAGAAATGGCACGTGATAAGAAGGCTTCCTTCAAATTCTCTACTGTTGCTGACGGAACTGGAACAATTGCTCAGGCTCCTGTTTCTGGCTCTGGTAACCTTCAGACTGTTGCTACATACTCTGGTAGCAAGGCATATACAGTTGCATCTGATGTATTCCAAACCTGGAATGAGATTGTAGCAGACGCTGCTGCATTTGGTTCTCAGGCAGATACCAAGACATCTACAGCTGCTGCACTCGTTGGTAACAACGGTCAGAATAGCCCACAGTTCGTCAAGGTTATCTATCAGAACAACGCATCTGTATCTGGCGCAGGAACACCAACACTTAGTGTAGTTGGTAGTACTGCTGCAACAACAAGTGGAAACGCCGGTGCGCTTTCCTCTTCAGTTCCAGTTACTGCTGCTACTGCGCTTGATACGACTGTAAGTGTAACAAAGGTTGTTTACCTTCCATTGTTGACACCACGACCATATATTCAGCTTCAGATTACTGGCACTACATCAAGTGGTGCTGGGACGGTAACAATCCTGATGGCTGCAATTGTCAATGGACGTGACGGTTCGGTCGGTCTCTAATTAGACTAAGGTAACAAGATGACACTAGGTGAAATCAAACAAAAGGTCAGGATGATAGGTTTGCACCACTTTGGTAGCAAGCAAGACCTTGACCCATTTGGCTTGGAATACCTAGTGTTGGAAGCTGCCAATCAGATAGCCCGTAAAACAGACTGTTTGTTTGGCAGACGTTACCTAGACTTAGAAGATGGTACAGACGAGTATTGCTCCCCTGATATGTATCGTATTAGGGGAGTATTCAAGTTAGAAGACAACGAGTACCGACGGCTACGACTATTAGACTTTGCTGATAGGCAAGTAGACCGCTATAGGACTCAAGGTGACGCTGTTATTGACGCTTGCATACTTTATGCAACGAATAGGCTTAGGTTCCTTCCTACGCCAATCTCAAGTGTTACAAACGGCGTGATGATTGAAGGTTACTGTCAACCTGGAATGATATGGCAGTACGATACGAACGGTAATGCTGTACCTCTGGCAGATGACCAAGAGTGTCCATTACCAGACTCAGCACACGACTGTCTTGTTTTTAGTGTTCTTTACTCTCGTGCTATGCAGATGAAGGACGCTAATGTACTTGCTATATACAAGGCAGAATACTTAGATAGACTGGGTATGGTTGAATCTAACTCTGCTATCTATGGTCGAAGGACAGTTTAATGGCAACCCTGACTACACTTACATCAGAGGTTATTCGCCTCTTGAACGAAGCAACTAACTCCTCAGTAGGTGAAGTTGGCGATGGTTCAGGAAATGTCTCTACTACGACCAATCAAACGATTGAGGTTTACCTCAACGAAGCTATCAAAGAAACGTGTAGGACTTGTATATACGTTCCAGCAAAAGGAACAGTTACTCAGTCCAATCCTATTATCAACTTGTCTAGCATTAGCCTAGACTCAACCTATGTACCTACTGACGCTTCAACGGTGAACGACGCTAGTAGTATGTGGTTTCCTCTTACTGTCCAATCTGGGCTTACAAACCTAGTCCACTGTAGTGAACCTACCTTAAGGGCATATGACCCCACGTTCGAGTCTACAGCGGCTGGTACGCCTAAGTATTGGTATCGCTCTGGTGATTACCAGATAAGGATTTATCCTGCTCCATCAGCATCCACTGTATTTACTGTTTATGGTTGTGGCACACTTGGTGATATTGGTGCTACATCTGTTACGGTTATTCCTGATGACTTGCAGTTAAGAATGTGGGCTAGTTACGCTGCCTACAAGTTGGCATTAAAGAATACGGATGACCCATCTGTTGCTCAACGTGCCTTCTGGGGAAATTGGTACAACGAGACTCGTATGAGATTGTGGTCTCAACTTGATACATTCTTGCGTATGCCAGGTTCTCCATTTGCAATCCCTCCAGTTACAGGTGGTTCCGATGGAAGCTAAAGACATCCTCCCAGTAGTACTTTCTACTTTGCTCACCGGCGTATCGTCATTCTTAGGCGCATCATTTACGTTTGTACGTAAAGTAGACAAGCTTGAGATTATGCTGGCTAACCTTACAACACAAAGTGAGATTCAGTATAAAGACCTCAAGAGTAGCATTCACGATATGCGAGTTGAGATTGTACGACTGGATAAAGAGTTGCAGAATGTCAAGGAACGACTTAGAGTCCTAGAGGAAAAGACTAAGACATCACGATGAACATAGCCTGGAGTAGACTGGTATGGATTGCACTTGGTGCATTTATGGCTAGTGCTGGACCCGCATTCAATATGGAGTGGGAAGCAAGGCACATACCAGATACTGCCACGTTTGGTTATGTTATGAAGGCGTTTACGTTATGTGCTATTGAAGGAGTACGTGCAGGTGTTCCTGCACTGGCAACTGCGGTAATAGCATTCTTTGTGCGTCAGGACTCAGATGCTAAAGTCTTTCAGTTGCAGTCTCAAAAAGAAGTAGTATTGAAACACATACGTGAGAGTTCGCCAAGTGACTTAGTTTTTGGTAAGTCAACTAAAGAGGAAATAACATGAGCTGGCTAAGTAAGTTATTGAAGAAGACTACTAATGTTCCTGAAGTCAAGATACCTTTTGGTGAGGCTATGATTCTGAGTCAGATTGCTGACAACCTAGACTTTATGAGTGTGTCAGACCTTGAGAAGTTGCGTGACCTTGCGTTAGTTGCTATTGATAAGCGGAAGGTGAAGAAGTGATGGCACATAGAAGCAAGGTGTCTAGTGTGCTGGCGTTCCTCACGATGCCGTTCAAGGGTGTGCAAGCGAACTCGCTGAAGGTGGGCAAATGAACTTTCAGAATTACAGGCTAGAACCTAACCCGAACAGCCCCGGTGATTGGATTGTCTTTGGTGACATCTACGATAATGATGGCAACCTTATTGGTGCGTTTGGGCCTGATGGGACATCCGTATTCGGTTGGTGGGTGTTGCAGGATGTAAGATTTCAACAAAACTACAGCAACCAGTTTGCAGTTGTAATGGCTCAAGAAATCGTAGCGGGGACAGCTGAATAATGCCTACATACTACGTTGCTAACTACGGAAGCAATTCTAACAATGGCACAAGCCCTAGCACTCCTTGGCAAACCGTTGGATTTGCGCTTGGTGCTGCATCTGGTACGAATCCCGGATTAGTGGCAGGTGATACTGTTTGGATTGCCCCTGGTACTTATCGTGAAGCGATTACGTCAACCACTTTGACTGGCACATCTGGCAATACAATCAAGATTTACGGTGACCCATTATTTACTAGAGCGTGGACAACTGGTAGTGCAAAAAGTGTAAGGCTAACTAACTTTACAACTGATACTGCTTTACCAACAGCAAGTCAAACACTAGCAGTCAGTGGTGACTACATTGAAATACAAGACCTATGTATTGATGGACATCCAAATGGTAGTGTAACCCCATCAGTCTCAACCAACAGCACTCTATATCTGACAGGTGGCAATCTATCGGTTACAAACTGTTCAGTCCAAACCACAAATGCTGGAAGGCAGGTTGGTATTACTTGGTATTGCACAACTGGTAAAAACAATTTTACTGTTGACCAATGCTCTGTGTTTGCGCCATTTGGAATCTTTGTTTTTTCAGTAGCGCAGACCGCAACGTACAATCTTAATGCTGTTGTAAAAGACACATTTGTAATGGCTGGAAATGATTTCGCAATCGTTTTTGAAGCTGCTTCAGCAAATCAAGTGACTGGTGCTGTTGTTTATAATTCAACAATTGTTGGTGCGTCACAAGGAATAACTTTAGCAAACATTGGGCAAGTCGGTGGTTCTACAACTGTGTTGCGTAATAACTTGGTTTATGCTCCTAAAGGTATTGGCATTACGTCAGCAGGCAGTGTTACGATTACGCAAACTAACAATTCTGTTTTAGCCTCTACAAATTTCAATAATGTCTTACCAAATACAAACAACATTTCTGCTCCTATGTTTGATTTTGGTCTAAGCAGGATTCAACAGTTCAGTACACTGCCTTGGTTTGCTCCTGCTACAGGCTCTCCGCTTATTGGCGCAGGAACAGCGACAGGTGCGCCATCCGTTGACCTTTACGGCAACACTTGGACAAGTACACCAACAATCGGTGCTATTGAGTCTAAGACAGAAAGTGATATTGGCTCATATCAACCAACCGAGCGAAACGCTAGTGTAGTAACCATCGCTCCCGGCTCAACCTCACAAAGCATTGAGCTCTACCTCGGTGCTACAGGGCTGGTATTCAACACGAGCGGTCTAGCGGCATACTACGTCCGCAACCGAGAAGCACCTACGCCTATTGCGCTGGTAACGCAGACACCTACGGGTACGTGGGCTTCTGGTGGCTTCGCAGAGATTGATTCTAGTGCTGTGCCGGGCGTGTATCGTTTGGATGTGCCTAATGCGGCTTTTGCGGCTGGCTTTGATGACGTTACTGTAGTAGTCAGAGGCGCATCTGGTACTAACGGTGCAGTCATGACCATCAAACTTTCGAGTGGTGGTCTTACTGGAGCGCAGACAGCAACTGCTATATGGGGAGCTTCACCTTCTGGATACGTTGATGCAACCACCTTTGGTGGTGTTCTTATGGAAACAAATGGAACCGTAAATGGTATTGATTCAGAGGTAGGTGATATTCCGTCTAACGTGTGGGAAGAGTTGAAGGTCAATCACACAACGGCTGGTACGTTTGGTGCTAAGTTGCAAGATAATGTAATGGCAGATGAACTACTCGCAAGAGATGTAGGAAGTGGTTCAGGTGCAGGAACAATCAACGAGCGGACTGTAAGGTCTGCTCTAAGAGGTTTGCGTAATAAGACTACAGTCATCAATAATGAGATGACTGTTTACAAAGAAGACGATACGAGTACTGCGTGGTCTGCTACAGTGAGTAGTAGTGATAGCAGTAAGACTATTACTGGCGTTGACCCAGCGTAGAGGTATTACATGAATCAAATCAGTATAAGCAGGTTGCTAGTTATTGCTCTTATCGCTTTCGTAGCTGCATTCACCTCGGTATTCGGCGATGGCATCCGCACAAGCGAAGCACACGACATCTCAGAGCTCGGCGCAGTGCTTGCACTCTACGGCTCGAAGGCGGTAGCGGCTGGTGTCTCCGCTGCGGTGTCCAGTGTGCTGGCGTTCCTCACGATGCCGTTCAAGGGTGTAGGGGCAAGTGCTTTGAAGGTGGGCAAATGAACTTTCAAAACTACCGCTTAGAGCCTAATCCTAATAGTCCCGGTGATTGGATTGTCTTTGGTGACATCTACGATAACAACGGTAACCTACTCGGTACATTTGGCGAGAATGGTACTTCAGTATTTGGTTGGTGGGTATTGCAGGATGCACAATTTCAACAGCAATACAGCAACCAATTTGCAGTAATTATGGCTCAAGAAATCGTGAATGGAACAGCCGAATAATGGCAACTTACTATGTTAGACCTGATGGCAATAATGGCAATGCTGGAACTGGCCCTTTAGTAAATCAAGCGTGGTCAACTGTAGCCTATGCTTTTGCTAATATGGCTTTACCAGATGCCGTAAATACTTTGTATATAGCCCCCGGCACATACAGGGAATCACCCACACTTAGCATAACTCCGAGTGTTTCAAATACTCTTGTTGTAAGTGGTGACCCTACAGCTGCTCAGTTTTCTGGTGTTGCTTCCGGACGAGTACGAATAACCGCTTTTACAAGTGACAACACAGGATTTTATGCGTCAACCGCTCCTACTTTGGTTTTTGATAACAAGACATATTTCACACTACAGAATCTTCATGTGGAGGGTTATCAAATAAACTCTAATGCAGGGATAGCGCATTTTATAAACTCAAAAAATTACACAGTTCAGAATTGCTTATTTTCGTTGTATAGGCGTGGTGCTAGCGCAAACTGTGTGTTTGTAACTACCACAACCAATACTGAAATAAACGCTACATTTGACAAATGTATTATTTTTGGTGGCTATGCCGGAATAAACATACAAGGTCCGACAACAAGCACTGCTTTTAATTTCAATGTATTAATCAAAGATTGTTATTTGATCAATGGTACTTACAGTTCTCTGATTACTGGGCCTTCTGAGGCAACATCAGTCGGTAACGGTGTTTCTTTCTATAACAATATTTTAGAAGGATTTTCCGGTTCGATTTATTTGCGAAGTAGTAATACTACTAATAAAACATTGTTTTATAACAATGCGTTAGCATCGTTTTTTGGAACAGGCATCAACTCATCTGCTAATACAGTGACTGAGGATTACAATCGTTTTAGTTGCAGTGTTGACCGCAATGGCCCTGCGAGTGGTGCAAATTCTCAACAAGGTGTATTCGGTTATGATTTAGACTATAGCCGACTAGTCAATCTGTACACGTTAGATTATTTCGGAGCGTACAGCGGGAGCATTGTACAAAGCACAGGCACACCGACAAATGCTCCAACCGTAGATATATTCGGACAAACGTGGATAGGTGCATATCCAGATGTTGGCGCAGCAACTTTTAAAATAACTTCTGGTGTAGGTGCATACATCCCAACCGAACGCAACGCCTCAGTCATCACAATCGCTCCAGCAAGCACA